AAAGACATCAAGATCGGTGATCTTGTGGCCACATACGAGCGTGGAGAAATGTCTGCGTCTCTCGTTTCCAACTTCCAGTCAAGTGGTTTTGATGATATAGTCAAGATACGAACACGATCTGGCAGAATAATCAAGGCAAACAAGGAACATCCATTCCTTGTTGAGCATAATGGATTAAGGAAATGGGCGAGAGTGAAGGACCTTACAGTGGGTATGTCGCTTGTCGGAGTGACGGATGCAAGCGGCCCGCTAGGTCTCAAAAGAAACCCGGGCTTTGCGGAGCATGTCAAGCTCGGGAATCGTATCACAGGAAAAACCCCGATGCTCCACGGTTCCCAATTGGACACCACGGAAAATGGCGAGGGGAAAAATGTGCTTGCGGAGAGCAAGTCTCAAGCAAGGGATTGTGTAGGTCTTGCTACCAAAAGCAATATCTTGTCAAAAAGAGGCCAGAGCAATCACGGGCTCACAGAATCAAGCACCGTTACGGGATCACCGTCCAGCAATATGAGCAGATGGTTGCTGAACGCAACAACAGGTGCGATATTTGCGGCAAAGAACCTTCTGCAAAAAACACTCGCGCTCACTGGAATGGGAAGCTTTGCATTGACCATTGCCACGAGACTGGCAAGGTTCGCGGCCTCTTGTGTAACGACTGCAACCTTTCTGTTGGATACGGCAAAAGTCCAGAAAATCTTGAGAGGGCTGCGGCGTACTTACGAATTCGAGGCTGACGTTATCACCAGCATAACGGATGATGGTAGTGCAGAAGTTTTTGATCTTGAGGTCTATAAAACCGAAAATTTCATTGCGAATGGAGTTGTAAGCCACAACACACGCTGGGCCAAAAGAGACCTCACAGGGCAGATTATCGATGCCTCAGTGAAGAAGGAGGGCTCAAGCGAGTGGGAGGTTATCGAACTCCCGGCAATTATGCCCTCCGGAGACCCTCTCTGGCCTGAATTCTGGTCCATAGACGAGCTTCAGAAGCTCAAGATCGAACTCCCGGCTTCCAAGTGGGCGGCACAATATCAGCAAGATCCCACCTCTGAGGAGGGGGCTCTGATCAAGAGAGATTGGTGGAATATTTGGGAGGAAGATAAAGCCCCAAGTTGTAGTGCCGTGATTGTGGCGATGGATACCGCGTTCTCTAAAACAGAACGCTCAGACTACTCCGCATGTGTGTGTTTCGGGGTTTTTGACCATCCAAACTCAGTGGGGAAGCCTATTCCAAATCTTATCCTGTTGGATGCTTGGAAAGATAAATTGGAATTCCCGGAACTCAAAGCCACAACAGTCCAGTATTATAAAGATTGGCAACCGGACATGTTTATTGTGGAAAAGAAGGCATCTGGGGCACCTCTGATTGCAGAACTCCGCAATGCTGGTATACCTGTGCAGGAATTCACCCCAACTCGGGCCACCGGAGACAAGATCGTTCGTGTAAACAGCATCACAGATATCTTTGCATCTGGGGTTGTGTGGGCTCCGGATGAGCAATTTGCGATTGATGTGGTAGAGGAATGTGCGGCGTTTCCGTCTGGAGACCATGATGACTTCGTGGACGCCGTTACGATGGCCCTTATGCGCTTCAGACAGGGTGGCTTTGCCATTCCCACCGACGAAGATGATATTATTGAAACCCCGAAATTCCGCAAAGAACCCTATTACTGATACAATAGAGCAAATTGAGAAAGAAAAAGATGGCTGAGCCCTATATCCCGATTTCTCCGGAAACACCTCCGATTAATGTTGAGCTTCCCCTAGAGGATCTTGGCCCAAACATCACTCCTATGGAGGATGGCGGCGTTACTGTTGATTTTGGAGGTGTTTCGCCTGAGATTCAGCCTCCCGAAGACCATGCAGCAAACCTCGCTGAGATCATGGATGACTCCGATCTCGACGCAATTGCTGGCGATCTTATTTCAAGCTTCGAAGACGATCTGGATACCCGCTCAGACTGGGAAAAGGCCTATATTCAGGGTTTGGATCTCCTTGGTTTGAAGATTGAGGAGCGCACAATGCCTTGGCCGGGTGCCTGTGGTGTGTATCATCCGGTCCTCACTGAGGCCGTTATTAGGTTTCAGGCACAAACTATTATGGAGGTTTTCCCCTCTCAAGGCCCCGTCCGGACCAAGATTGTGGGGAAGTCGAATGAAGAACTCCTGAAGCAGGCTCATCGCGTTCAGGAAGAGATGAACTTCATCGTTACTGAGAAGATGACCGACTACAGGTCAGAAACTGAGCAGCTTCTGTTCCGCCTCCCGCTTGCTGGTTCTGCCTTCCGCAAAGTCTACTACAACACAATCAACGACCGCCCCGCAGCGGTATTTGTGCCTGCGGAGGACTTCGTTGTTGCCTACGGCACCACAGATCTCGCCGCTTGCCCGCGCTACACCCATGTAACGCGAACTTACCCGAATGAACTTCGAAAACTACAGGTGGGTGGTTTTTACCGGGACATTGATATTCCCGTTCCTTCTCCAGACTACTCTAGCCTTCAAAAGAAGTATGACAAGGTAAAGGGCGAAACCCCATCCTTCACAGACGATACCCGGCACACAATCCTTGAGATGTGTGTTGATCTTGATCTTCCGGGTTTTGAAAACCCCGATGGTATCGAACTCCCCTATGTTGTCACTATTGAAAAATCCAGCCGCGAAGTTCTCGCAATCCGCCGTAATTGGCGGGAAGGAGACCCCGCATTTGAGAAGAGGCAGTATTTTGTCCATTATCAGTACCTTCCGGGCCTCGGTTTCTACGGCACTGGGCTCATTCACCTTATTGGGGGAATCGCTAAAAGCGCCACTTCAATCCTCCGCCAACTTGTTGATGCTGGCACTCTTTCAAACCTACCGGGAGGACTCAAGGCACGCGGACTCCGAATCAAAGGAGATGACAACCCGATCATGCCGGGAGAGTTCCGGGATGTAGATGTTGCTTCTGGCAATATCCGGGACTCAATCACCTTTCTCCCCTACAAAGAACCTTCGAGTGTGCTGTATCAGCTTCTCGGGAACCTTGTTGACGAAGGTAGGCGTATTGGTTCCATCGCTGAGATGGATATCGGAAATTCAAATCCCGAAGCTCCTGTCGGCACCACCCTAGCCCTTCTCGAACGGTCCATGAAGGTGATGTCTGCCGTGCAGGCTCGCGTTCATGACTCGCTTGGCAAAGAGTTTAAACTTATTGCCGAGGTTGTGAAGGAGTATATGGGGCCAGAGTATGAGTATGCTGCGTCAGATGACCAAAACACTCCGGTAAGTCGGGCTCAGGACTTTGATGACCGGGTTGATATCATCCCCGTTTCGGACCCGAACGCCTCCACAATGGCCCAGAAGGTTATGCAGTATCAGGCGGCGATGCAGCTTGCCCAGAACGCGCCTCCGGGCATGTATAATATGGAGCTTCTCCATAGGCAGATGCTCCATGCTTTAAACGTGCAGAACGTGGACCTTATCATCCAAGGTCAGGCGCAGGCGGTATCTATGGACCCCGTGACCGAAAACCAGATGGTTATGTCTGGCAAGCCAATCACGGTGTTTCTTGAGCAGGATCATGATGCCCATATCAAGGTGCATACCGCGTTCATGCAGGACCCAATCTACCAGCAGTTTGTGTCGCAGAGCCCGAACGCCCAAGCCTTTGTCGGGGCCATGCAGCAGCATCTTGCTGAGCACTTCGCCTACTCATATAGGCGTCAGATTGAACTCAAGCTTGGCGTGAGCCTTCCCCAGATTGGCGAGAAGCTTCCGCCGGATGTCGAGAACGATATCGCGAAACTGGCCTCTGTTGCCGCTGACCGACTTCTCCAGCAGCACAACGAAGAGTCCAAGGCCGCAAAGCAGCAGCAGGAGGAAAATGACCCGCTCACAGTCATGCAGCGTGAAGAGCTTCGTATCAAGGACGAAGCGGTCAAGGTCAAGGAAAAGCAAGCCGAAACAGACGCCAAGTACAAAGAGGACAAGATCCTCTTGGAAACGGCTAAAGTGGTCGGTCAGAC